GAGAATCCGGTTGAACCGAGAATAATAATTAATAAACTTATCAGCAGCATAGATGGCATCTGATTCGTTTAATATCATCGTATGAGCATAGGATGATCTTCCCACGTTGGAGGACTAGGCATACCTATATCCATTCTTATGGGAGCATCTAATACCTTCTCAAAACTATCTGCCATCCTGCGGAAACCACTTCCCACATATAACTGACCAGCAACAACTGCAACAGTTGCTGATCCCCAAAAGAGATAATAAAACCGAGACTTAACTTGTGCTCTAAGTTTTTCTTTTTTAGTTTTTTTCATTCCTGAATAAGTCATGAGTTTAATACAACAATGAGTCTAATAACCATCCCCACAAATAAAAGATAGTAAGTCCACATAATAGTCATCCCAATCTTATTATGACGGGATCCCCTTACATACTTAACTTCACCTTGACGGTCCCAACCATCAACCATGTATTCACTTGGATCAATGTTTTTCATTTGAATTCACACTCACACATTATTTCAGTGAGCGCAGCAAGGATGTTAATTTCTTGGTCAGCCACGAAAGCAATCTGATACTGGTACTTGGCAATGATAAGAACAGCAATAGGAATACTAGGGGAAACCACAGACTCAGTGAGAGATTCGTATACACGGCGTAGGATAAGACTAGGATCGTTATCAAGGTTACTGACAACCCACTTACGCACTTCAGTGAAGTTCTTCTCCTTAAGTTTTCTGATGAGATCCGATGTCTTGACATCACTAAACTCTGCTAAGATCGATGTATCAATTGTGCCGCTAGCACTATACCGTTGGCACTCGTTTAAGACTCTCCTCCAATCTGGAAAGTGCTTGTTAATGAGCTCAGCGAGTACTTTCTTCTCAGCTTCAATCCGCTCAGTGTCCAAGATGGATACAAGGCGTTTGAAGAACTCAGCCGCAATTGTTTGCTTTTGTTTTCCTGAGATTGAAAATTCAACGACTGCACAACGTGAATGGAGGGGTTCGATGATTTTATTTTTGTAATTGCAGGTGAATATGAATCTGCAATTGTTGTAGAACGCCTCAATATTGGCTCTAAGTAGTAGTTGTACGTCATGTGTAGTGTTGTCTGCCTCATCTATAATTATAACTTTATGAGTTCCAGTTGCACAAAGTGAAACAGTAGAAGCAAAGTTCTTTGCTTGATTCCTTACTGTATCAAGAAACCTACCCTCATCAGACCCGTTGATGACGATATAGTCAGCTCCTAACTGTTCACATAAGGCACGTGCAATAGTGGTCTTACCGCATCCAGCAGGTCCAGAAAGAAGAAGATTAGGAATCTCACCTTTCTCTACAAACTCCTGAAAAGTATTCTTAATACTCTCTGGTAGAATGCATTCTTGAACAGTCTTAGGACGATACTTCTCTACCCATAAAAAATCACTCTTCATAACTAGAATCTGGTTCTAGGGCAATGTAATATTTCAAATCATGTTCACGACAAGTAAATTTAGATAAAAGTTTCTGAGAAACTACTACATCATATGAACCAGGAATCAATTTAATATTCTCAACCTTAAAGTTAAGAACAAACTTACCATCAGTTTCACCTACAACAACAGCAAAGGTATTAGAGGTTTCATTCTTCTTGTCTCTTACAACAAGTTTAACAACACCATCCTCACCAATAGCAGATAAATCCGGTAATTGATAAATGCCTGCTGCCTTAAGTAACTTGTCTAATTGTTCAGTCTTCAATTCAAAAGAAACATCCTCAGTAGGAAGTTCAATTGTCTTGTCAGGTGGACAAACAATTACATTTGGATCAGCAAAGAAATACTTTGAACGAGATCTACCTTCTTTAATGACAACAAAGTTATCATTTGTAAAATCTAAATCAGGATTATTATGTAAAGATAATCCATTTAGAAATTGATTCAAATCATAAATGCCAAAGTCTTTCGGCAGTTCTTCATTGATTGTTGCCTCTGCAAGGATGTTCTTCATCACAGAAATAGTGCGAAGAGATTTACCTTGCTTAAACAGAATTGACTGATTAATATTACTGAAGTTCTTCAGTAAAGTCAATGTACTGTCAGAAAGTTTCATAACCACGGGTCGGAGTTTCATCGTTTGATTGTCCGCTGAAATAATACAGCAGTAGGCAGTAATGCATTGCTTTTAATATATCTCTCTTCGCTTGTCCCTTCTTGTCATACCGACTCAAATACTTTATGGCATTAGAGCGACAAAAAGACTCTGCATCCCCAACGGAGTGGATAAGATCGAGTGTCTGGACATTGGATCCCTCGTTGGTATAATGCCCTTGATAAGTTGAGGACACATAGTCAGAGAGGTCTCTAAGTCCTTTGTCCTCTTGATACTTTCTGTGTGCATTGACTTTTAAATCAGGTTCAGGTTTGTTTAGGTACTCATCTAAAGGAGTACCTGGTTGCTTGTAAGGTGGTCTTTGAACAACCTCCTTATGAAGGGTACCTGCCTTACGACGGGTTACCGTCTCTCCACCATCTGGTGATTCATACACATAGTTTCTTGGGTCGTCTGGATTGGAAGTGTACTCATAACCTCCATTTTCTTTCACCCATTCTCCGCCTTCTTCAGCAGAATTAAAATTGTTCATAATGGGATACTCTTCATCAAGTGTTCCTTTCAATACATCATGTAATAGACTCCAGGAACATATCATATCATCCCTCCTGCTGAATGTCAACATCAGCATCTACCTTGTCATAAAGATCAAGAAAGGCCTGCTTAGTCTCATCATCGAAACGATTTAAGCAAAGTTGGATTGCCTTTACCTTATCGCCAAAAATGGAATAAGCACGTAGAATGTGAACAAGACGACGAGTGCTAATAACCTCATCAATACCTCCATCATAGAATGTCTTACGAATAATATCTGCCCAGTCAGCAAGACGAGCACAGAACTTCTCATCCTTACACAACTTGTTAAGGATAGTAGTTTCTACCCTAGCAGATGGATACTCTTGCTCAAAAGTTAAAGCAAATCTCTCTAGGAATGCTTCATTAAGTACATTAGTACCAATAAACCTACCATCGTCGGATCCTTTACCCTTTGTATTTGCAGTAGCAATGACATTAAATCCTGCTGCTGGTTTTACATACTTACCAATCTTCTTTAGGAATATACCCTTCCCTTCTAGAATGCTCTGCAAGCAAAGAATCTTATTAGACGCTAAGTCAATCTCATCTAAAAGGAGGACAGCTCCCCTTTCCAGTGCTTCGATAACTGGTCCATTATGCCATACAGTGTTACCATCAACAAGGCGAAACCCACCAATAAGGTCATCTTCGTCGGTTTCAATTGTAATGTTTACCCTAACGCACTCTCTATTTAGCTGAGCACATGCTTGTTCTACACTTACTGTCTTACCATTACCAGAAAGGCCGGTAATGAATGATGGATAAAAGATACCAGACTTGATAATCTTTTTTAGTGTAGCAAAGTTACCAAAAGGAACAAAGTTCTCATCCTTCTCTGGTATTAAAGTAAGAAAAGAAGGTGCTTCATATGCTTTCTCAATCTTCTTTACAACTTCCTTTACTTTAACCTCTAAATTATACCTTCCTTTACCAACACGATACTTTCTAATCCTGTTCATCACAGTAGACTCTGACACACCATGAGAACGGCAGTATCCTTTCACGTCAGCATAGGTAAACTCCTTGCCAAAGAGTCCTCGCAAATCATTAACAATTTTGTCCTCAGTCATTTTAGGGTTTGCAGTAAACATAATGTAAGTCTTTCAATGCCTTTATTATAGTGTTAAAGGCGTGGATAAAAAAGGGATAGTGGACAGTTTGTTTAGTGTCCACCATAAGGATCATTTTCAGGAGTGAACTCTGGTTCTTCCCAGGTTTCACAATCAACCTGCTTTTCATCAATGAAACAAGTGACTTGTCCCAGATAACCTTCTTTCTCTAATCTCTTGTAACTAAAACAACCACCACCAATGGTTGTAAATTTTGGGAATGTGTTCATGCTACTAGCTCCACGAATTCAGATAAGATTTTACGATTGAACTTCGACTGGTTCAATGATTTTTTAAAAGCATTTCTAATCTGTGCTTTTGTTGCTTCTTCTGGTGGATCAAACTCCACCTCAGTACCAAGATCCTTAGTATTAATATAGAAGTGTTTGGTATAGTTATTAACTTTCATAGAAACTGATTTGTTTCTTACCCACTTCTCTCTAAGTTTATTATCATAAATTTGATGCCATCTAAGCATCTTATTGAAATCACCATTAGTAGTCAAGCGAATGCCA